TATTTTTCGGAGCGGGGGTGATATGCGGTGAAAGAGATAATCAAGGACAATCTGGCGATGATACTGATAACAGCCTACACACTGATGGTCGGGATAGGGATAGGAGCGGCTATCACGGATGCGATCAATTCTATGACGCCGAGGAAGTCGTTAACGGGCTTCAGGATCTTCGGATGGCTTTGTCGAGGAAAGAAAAAGAATACCTAGATTACGCATGCGAGAGCGTACTAATCCGACATCTCCTGATGGAACGGGTCAAAGACATGAAAGAGAGGAGCGATAAAGATGACAATGACGATTGATAATCTTAAATACAACAAGATGCTTGAAGAATACAGACGGGGCGGGAAGTTCTGCGAGTACGTCAAAAGATGTATGAGCGATTACGGAACGAACTTGAGCGAAGAACTCCACAAAGTCATTACTTGGGAATACTTCAAGAGCGTAGTAGAAGGGTGTAACAAGGACAACTGATATGAGAGTGGCGGGGTATAAATTAAACGGGTACAATGCAACATACGAGAAGTGCGACCTTGACATCTGGACCGGCAAGAATGCACAGAAGAAACGCGTACTAGAGATGACTGACATTGATTCGGGGATCACGTATATCTTCGAAACTGACGACGTGCTTGGAGTTCGGAAAAACAAGCCGAAGACAAGTGCGTGGCGATCAGAAAAATAAGTCTTGCATATCAAACTAGATTGTGTATAATAACTATATAGTCTATACACATAAAGGAGCATGACTGATGGCTGAGGAAAGAGAATATAAAACCAAAGATTACGTTAGACGGGCACAGAACAACTATCGGGCAAAGTTTGATCAGGTAGCGTTGAGACTTCCGAAGGGGTGTAAGGATATCATCCGAGAAAAGACGGGAAAGCCGGTAGCGGTTTACATCAATGAGTTAGTCGCAAAGGATCTTAAAGAAAACTACGGCGTGGAATTATAAGCATAAGGGAAGAGGAGAACGCTCGCGTACTAATTACGTGGGTGTTTTCTTTTGGGAAAAATGGTATAATTTCACTGCAATTCTATTAAAACAAGGGAAGGTGATTATCATGGCAAGAGTTAAATGTCCTAGATTTGGTTGTAGAAGTACAAACTGCGTACCTATCTCTCAGGGAAAGAAGTACAAAACGGGCAAAGGTCTTTTTGGCGGTGCGGTTGGAGCCGTCGCATTAGGTCCCGTTGGAGCGCTTGCCGGAGCCGCTACGGGATTTAACGGCAAAAGGGAAGTGACATTCATGTGTCAGAGTTGCGGTAAAACCTTTAAAGTCAAGATGTAAAGTCGCGTACTAGCGGATCGCGTACTAATCGATTTTCAGATTTCAAAATCGCGTACTAAATTTTCTGCAAAATCTCGGAGTCTGGGAGAAAAAAATCCGACCCCCGAAAATAACGACCGTTTTCTTAGCCGTCAGGATCCCAATAAACCCCTGATTTTGTGATTTTTCTGTCAATATCCATATTATGTAAACCCGCCTTTATTTCGATTTTAAGGCGTTTTTTGCTTTAAGGGCACTATGTTACGATTTTACCCGTTTATCGCTTATATGGGCAAAATATGAGGCCGTGCGGGCATGATATGAACCGTCAAAAGATCCCGCCGCCGGTCCTTTACTGCCAGAAAAAGAGACAAAAAAAGAGGGCCCCGAGATGATCCCGAGACCCTGAAAAAGAGGGTTTTTTATTCTGTTTTAGTCATTTACATGCCGCGCTACTTCAATAAGTTTTTCGAGGTCCTCTGTATTAATATAAGGGGCTTGAAATTTTACCGGCGTTTTTGATCCTATCGGCATAAAAAGCCCGTCGCCGGCCCCGCGTAACTTTTCGCCGCCGCTCGTATCTAGAATAATCCTCGAGTCAGTCGCCTTTTGAACCGCAAAACATACCCTTGACGGTATATTAGTTCGAATTAATCCCGATAAGATAGACGCGTCGGGGCGTTGCGTTGCTAAAACTAAATGTATACCGGCGGCCCGTCCTAGTTGCGCGATCCTAACAAGGGTATCCTCTATACTACGATTCGACAAGATAAGGTCCGCAAGTTCATCTATAAAAACGGTTATATATTGCATTTTTCCGCCGCGGTTCCTATATTCCTGAATATTACGGGCCCCGCTGTTTTGTAGCGTCTCATATCTTGACATCATAACCTTATACAATGCCCTGAGCGTTTTCGCCGCTTGTCTCGAGTTATAGCATATATTCGCCGCAAGGTGTGGGATTCCCTCATATAAAGAAAACTCGACACGTTTTATATCAATTAGTATTATCCCGCTTTTACTACTTGCAAGCGTCGACAATATACAGTTGTGCATAAAAACAGACTTACCTGAACCGGTAGAGCCGCCCGCCAATAAATGAGGCATGTTTACAAGATCATAAAATAACTTTTGCCCGTCTTCTTTTTCCCCGATCATTAGCGGGATTTCAAAACCGTCAAGCCCGCCCGCCATAGTTGATAAAAAGTTAGTGGTATGAACTGCCGGCCGCGTGTCTTTTTGGACTTTTAAAACGACCCGCCCGCCGTCGGTGTCAATTTCGACGGTCCGCCCCTCGAAAAATAACTCGAGATCATCCCGCCGCGCTCTTATTTTGTTTAATGTAATATCCGGCAAAAAGTCGATATAAAAACAAGTAAAAAAGTCCGTTTCCTTTATATTCGAGACGCGCCCCGAGATTTTGAGCGCGTCAAGTTTATTTTGTAATGCTGTGATCATTTCGAGCCCCCTTTTTATAAAAAGTCTTTATTTCCCAGATAAGCGCCTCGAGTGCCCTCTCGTATTCAAAATCATATACACGGCTTTTTTGATCCTCGAGCGGTCGCGCACTGTCTATTAATTCATAGATAAAATCAATGTATAATTTTATATCAATGTGACGTGTCACGGCTCTCATAAAATACCGGCGTTCTTGTTGCTTTTCCTGACCGCAAAAAGACATATCATCTATACACAAGTTATAGTATTTATTCCAGAGCGCCGCCGCCCCCGTATAATCGTATTTTATCATATCAGCACCCCCTTATTACATAACCGAGATAATTTATTTTTATATCTTTATAACCGGCTTTTATCAGTTCCGTGACCGTCTTTTTATAGTCTAGGTATTCCCGCTCAACTCTAAACGTCCCACGGTCGGTCTCGATTATATAAGTCCTTTTTGGCTTGTTTATCCAGATTGTATTATCATACTTTTTGTGTTTGATGTATCTTGACATATTCATTCCCCCTTTTTTCGAAAATATCGGTGATATGGTATATCTCGAGCATGCGACCGAGCGCGATTTTAGCGCCCTTGATATTTTTGTATGTTTTGCGGTATGGTTCCGTCGGTATGTATCCGTTCCAAATGATTTCAACATACGCGGTCCCGTCGTTATGTTCTAAAATATGCCCGTATGATCCATAAAAGCCCGTGAAATTATATCTCATCATGATAAAACCCCCTTTAATGAATTTGACACGCCACATTGTTTATGTAATTATTCCAACACTTCCCGCATGATCCGCAATCTTTACACGGGCAAAAACTAAAACCAGACTTCAAAGCGTTTTCGAGAAGTTCCCCCGCATACGCCGTGTATATCCTGAAATTATTCCTTTTGATGATTTCGAGATTTTCCGCGGTCGTATCATCCCAGACCGAGGCCAACAAGCGCATATTATCGGGTATTTTTACCCCGTCAAAGTATTTAACGCTTTTTGTATATGCCACAAATACAATGTTGTCGTTATCTTTGAAATGATCCATGACAAAATGTCGAGCGCGGGCCGGTTTACAAGTATTTGTGTGTTGTATTTCGGCTTTAAGTGCATAACAACACTCTGTGCAATGATCCGTGCGAAACGGGCACGTAATAACGGCGGGAATATTCCACACGAGAAAACCGACTCTTTTATTCTCTTTTAATTTCAAGTTGCCGTGTGATAGTCCGAGATAAAATTCAGACTGTTTTCTAGCGGTCCATGTTTTGTATGTATTTAATAGGTTTTTTGCTGTGATCATGTTTTTACCCTCTTTTCCTGAATCCATTTTTGTAGTTGGTGCCGGTTTTACGGGACCGGCGGCCCGTTTGTATTTAAATTTTTTCCTCGTCGATCCAATACCGTGTGTTGGGGTTGCGTTCTTCCATCCTCGCAAGGCACTCGAGGGCGTTTTGTTTGGTATAAAAACGACTTCCGTTATCGCCGAAAACACTCGTGTTTTTTCCGTGATAACTGAACCTCACAAAATACGCCTTGCCCTCGGTCCAGTATTGACGGGCACATGTTTTACAAATTTGACCGTGTCGGCGTCTTCCATCCTTGTCGCGTCCATCAAAATGGACGTGCGCGGCTTTGCGATAATCCATTTTGTAGTGATAACAAGGAATCGCGCCCAATGGCGACGACATAGTCCCGTCAAAAACTTGCACGCCTATGATCTTTTGACAGAAAATGCATTCGTTTTTTTTGTTCATTTTTTTGTTCATTTGTGATCCCTCTTTCCTATATAATCTAGATTAATAACTACACTATGTATTATAGACTATATATTTATATAGTCAATACTATATAGCAAACTTATATAATCGAGGGTATAAAAAAAGAGGGGGATTTTTTGTCTATTTTGTATAGTCTAGACAATATAGCATTGACACGCCGCCGCTATATACTCGAGAATATGTAGCATAGACTATAAAAACGGGGGTTTTTTGGATATGGCAAAATCAGACACGAAAAAAACGCCGGAAACGGTCGAAAATAACGGGACCGCGCCCGACGTCGTCGACAATTTAGATATTACATGTCACGAAATAGCACTTGAATATATAAACACTCTGGATGATCCTAACGAGTTAAAAGACAATAACGGCCTTTTTGTGGGTATGCTTAAATATATATATAAAAATTATTTAGGGGATATTATAGGGAATAAGAATAATACATATATACACTATGATTATGACTTATTAGATAAGTTATTTTATATATATACTGATTTTGTATATAGATATAAACAGAATAAAAGACCAACTATAATTGAATTTAGTCTTTTTGTTGGTATGGATAGGAATACTATACATAACGCCGCTTTCGGTTTGACTAAAAAACTTACCCCGCAACAAGTTAGCAAGTGTAAAAGGTGGTATTCCGAGTGTGAGTCGTGCCTTGTTAACGGATCATCCGTATTCGAGATATTTTTGCTTAAATCGCAATATCGCTATAACGACAACATGGCACCCGTGCCGCTCGAATCTCAGGGGCCCGCCTTAAGTGTTCAGGAACTGCCAGACCTTGGATCATGTCAAAATGCGATATCTGATAAGACCGGCGATGATCATAACAAGGGCAAAACATGAGAAAAGCCTTATTTTATGCGGGTTTACGGGTATTCTTTAACTGTGCGCGAAAGATACCTTTCACGAATAGTTGCGGGATTTTCTCGGATCATGGCCCCTCTTTTCGGGGGATCATCTCAGGCGGTCCCGACGTCTTGACCTTTTCAGGGTAAAACCTACTCAGACGGTAGGGGGGTTAACATAATACGGGCAGAGGCGACGGGTTAGTCCTAAAAATATCGACGAGAAACAAAAGGCCTATATAGATATATACAATACTGCTTTAAAAATATTTCCAAGGACAAAAAGACCCCTAGTATATATTTATATACACTACAGAGAAATACGGAAAAATTGAAAAAGGGCCTTTATATATATTTAACTACACTACTACACTGTGAGGATATATGCCAAGTAAGGAACTAGAACGAGAAATCAAGAAATATGACAAGTACATGGATCGTAGAGGTGTTGACGAGAATCTAGTTGATGCCTTGGTTGCGGCTGTGTCTGTATCTTTCCATGAGCCGGATGCAGATATACCGTTTGCGCTTGAATACTCGAAGAAGGTCAAAGGGGTCATAAACTCCGAGATAGTTAAAGCCACTAATGGCGGTAATGTAGATGCACTTGATGAATACTGTAATGCGCATCATGTTCAGGCAGAATACTTGAATCAATATTACGAGTGTGTACGGAATGAAGCACCATACTTGTTTAACTCATACTTGAACTATCTCGAGAAGAATCGTCAGGAGAAAGATAAATTCTACAAACCACGTCGTAAATGTTTTAGGCGTATTGGAATAATACAAGCATTACAAGCCCTTGAAGATGACAAACTTGATGTATTGTCCTTGAGTATGCCGCCGTCAACCGGCAAAACGACTCTAGAGAAGTTCTTTATCGCGTGGGTTATCGGTCGGGATCTCGAGGGTTACAGTTTGTTTTTCTCGCATTCTGGCGATATTACGAGGATGTTCTACGACGGCGTTCTTGATATTTGCACGAATGAGACTGAATACACTTGGAGTCAGATATTCCCTCAGGCGGCGCTTCAGGCAACAAATGCCAAGGCCGAGACGATCAATTTCGGGAAGTACAAGCCCTTCGCGTCGATTCAGTGTACGTCAGTCGGTGCGAAGAATGCCGGTAAGGTCCGTGCTAGTAAGTATCTGCTGTGTGATGACTTTATAGGCGGTATTGAAGAAGCCCTAAACAAGAACATACTTGATAAACTCTGGAATATCTACACCGTCGATGCGAGGCAGAGGAAACTTGACGGTTGCAAGGAACTGCATATAGCGACAAGGTGGTCGGTTCATGATGTCATTGGGCGTCTTCAGCAGATGCACGAGGGGAATAAGCGGGCAAAGTTCATCGCATACCCTGATATTGATCCGACCACGGGGAAGTCAAACTTCGCGTATGACATTAACGGATTTACCGAGCAGTTTTTCCACGAGCAAGAACTCGCTATGGATGAGGTGTCATACAAGTGTCTATACAAGAACGAGCCTATTGAGCGTGAAGGTCTTTTATACCACGAGGATGAACTTCGCAGATACTTTGATCTTCCAAGTAGGGAGCCGGATGCGATCCTTGGTGTATGCGATACAAAATCCAAGGGTATCGACTACATGGTATTACCCGTTGTTTATGTTTTTGACGACGACTACTACATGGTCGACTGCATTTGCGACAATTCAAGCGACTACAACCTTCAGGAGAGTCGTTTGACTAACATAATCTGCGAACACGAGATGCAGAGATGCGAGTTCGAGTCGAATGCCGGTGGTGACCGTCTGGCTAAGAATGTGGCTGAACGCGTTAAAGCCAAAAACGGCAGATGCAGTATCACGACAAAACCCACGGAAACAAACAAAGAGACACGTATCATTGTCAACAGCAATTGGGTCAAGGAGCATATGTTCTTCAAGGACAAGAGTCTATATTCCCGTCAGAGTGATTACGGCAAGTTCATGAACATGATGTTGTCGTATTCGGTGTCGGGAAAGAATCCGCACGATGACGTTCCTGATGCGTTGGCTAACTTTACGCTTTTTGCGACACGTCCAGAGCGTAAAGCGGCACGTATCATGAAAAATTTTCTGTAGGACAAAAAGGGGTTGTAAAATGGGGGTGACAGAGTACGAAGTAAGGCAATATCTACACAGCATCAAGATTTTAGCGGAAAAACGCGATAAAAAACTCGAGCAGATAGACGAATTGAGGTCCGTAGCGACAAATTGCGTGGCTCCGACGGACAAAGAGCCGATTCAATCGTCGGGATCAGGTGACAAGATGGCAAACATCGTCGGCAGAATAGTCGATTTGACCGAAGAAGTCAACATGTATGACGATATAATCTTCGGCAGAACGTCATATTTGGCGAGGATGGGAGAGAAATTATCCGACAAACGGCATTGGGATTATCTCAAGACACGATACATTGACTGCAATGGTTTTTATGACACGGTCATGATTTTGGATTTGAGTGATTCTACTGCGAAGAGGATCGACAAAAAGATGATTTCGGAGTTGACGAACATCATGAACCGCTCAAACCACAATATTTAGCGGAAAAGTTATAAATTTCGCTAAAAACCACAAAATCTAGTGGTTTAGCATTGACGTGACACCCATTGACATGGTAATTGTGTATTGTCAAGTAATGACTCCTTTTGAGTGAACGATTCAAAATTCAGACGGCTACTAACACCAAAGAGGCATCCCAAAGCGGGGTGCCTCTACTCGTATGTGAGATGTGAGGAACTCAACGAGAATATGCTAGGCAAAGGCAGAAAGAAAATATATACGGACGTGCCGGAGATCACGGAACAGAACGTGATTAAGGTCCTGAGAGAAGCAATTGCGGTTCACAGCGAGGTTGCGGCGGACTGCGAAGCGCTGATCAACTTCGTTTCGGGCATTCAGCCACTTCAGAGAGTAAAAACATATCGCTCAGACATAGATATCCAAGACATTGACAATGTTGCCGACGAGATCACGAACTTCAAGACCTCGTTCAATTGGGGCAATCCGATAACGCTTGTTCAGCACGGTGATAACGATGGCGGTTCTGCGACAGAATCCAAGGCTATTGCAGAGTTCAACGCATGCTTTGATGCTGAGAAGATCCGTCAGAAAACTCAGGAACTTGCGAGTTTTGTTGAGAAATGCGGTATCGGTTACACATACATCGACGTAAACACGGACTACGAAGAGGGCGACAGTTACTTCAAGTACATGGTTTTGGACCCTCGGAACGCTTTTGTTGTCAGGTCTAGTTACTACACGGATCAGCGAATCATCATGAACGTCACGTTTAGAGTCGATAATTCCGGCAACAAGTATTACACGGTGTTCACGAAAGACCGCAGATTCGAGATCAAGAACGGATATGCACCCAAGAAGAACGACGATACATGGGATTTTGGTTTTGGCAACAACATCAAAAACCCCCTCGGAAAACTGCCGTTTACGGAATGGGTTCGTTGCGTAGACAGAACGGGGTGCTTTGAGCGTCAGATACCTGAACTCAACGCCCTGAACATCCTCGCATCTGATTTTGCGAATGACGTAGACCAGAACACACAGTGCATCTGGCATGCGAACGACATAGATTTCCCGATGGAAACATACACGGATAAAGACGGGAATGAACAACAGCGTGTAGCACATCCCAAATCAAACGATTGGATCGAGACTACCACGACTCCCGATGGAAAAACACCATTTGTTAATCCGTTACATGTCGAATATGACTACTCGGGAATGCTTAACAACTATTTGTCCAAGAGAGCATTGATACTTCAAAAGTGCAATGTTCCGAGCAGGAATGACAATAGCGGTGGTTCAACCGGCATTGCAATGAGTGATGCTACGGGATGGACTCAGGCAGAAGTAGAGGCTACACAGCAAGACCAATTGAAGAACGATGCAAAGGTCGACGAGGTCAAGATTGCACTCGTAGCCATGAAACTTTGCTCGGGATTTGATGAAAAGAGTCCTCTGGCAAAACTCAAGTATTCAGACGTTAAGCCCAATATCAAACGTCAGAAGACTTACGAGATGACAACCAAGATCAATGCATTCGCTACGGCGGTTTCACATGGTCTTGATTACAAGTCAATGCTTCAGACCATCAATCTGTTTGACGATCCTCAGCAAGTTGCTCGGGATTCAGAAGACACGATGCAGAAGTTCATCGATAAGACATTTGGCGCTGAGGTCGAGGATATAGAAGTCGATGAGGGAAACGGTAGAGAAAAGACCAAAGGTATTGACGCTCCCGTTCCTGACAGACTCGACCAAGACAGAAGTGACCAGATAGAGAACTCACCAATGCTTGATAAGGGCAGAGGTTAACCATGAAGTTCGATAAACTGAATAAACTTGGCTATGACGATTTCTTCGAGCCGATGATATTGAGCGTAGAAAACAAAGCAAGAAGACAAGAACTTGCGGATCTTCTTACTGACGTTTTTTTATACTTCTTTTCGGTTTACGAAGTGCATCAGGCATATAACAGCATGCTTGAAAGAGCATTGTATGAACAACTGCTTAACGACAAGATATCCGATGCGGTATCTCAGGTGACCGGCATAGACGGCGAGATGAGTAACCACATACGGACCTTATCTCGAGAAGTAGTTGATACAACCATTAAGCATGCAAATGAAAAAAACCAAGTCGGGCAGAACTCCGCACACTCCCTTAAAACCCATAACGATTCTTTTACTGCCTTGGATTACGACTCCGCAGAGTCGCTAGACTCCCCAGAATATTCTAGCGACTCTCACATCCAAGAGGCGTTGAGGCTAAAAGAAGAAGAGGATGGAGATGAGGAAGACGATGTTGAGGAGATAATGAAAGACGAGGCCGAGAAAAACTATTGGCTGTCCATCAACCGAGCGATGAATATCGCATACAACGAGGCGAATACGTTTTTCAATTACACGGACTACGTCGAGGCCAAGAATCGGGGATACAAGTTTAAGACTTGGCGAACGATGAATGATCCTAAAGTTAGGGAAACACATGCTGAACTAGATGGACATACGATTGACATCGATAAGGCATTTACTGTAGGGACATCAAACATGCTATTCCCGCACGATTGGATGACGGACTCGGACCCAAAAGAAATTATCAATTGCCGATGCTCTGTAGATTATTCATAAACACATAGATTCACAGATGATTCAAGGACTCTTCGGGGTCCTTTTTTCATACCCATAGACCAGAGAAGGTCTTTAAAACCACACCGTCACAGAGAAAGTGACCTAAATCAAACACACACTTTTTAGCAACAGTCGGAGATGACTTAAAAGCACAGAAGGGAAGGTAACTGAATATGGCAGAAGAAGTAACCAAGGTAACAGCGGCAGACAGTACCGATGTTGAGACTCCTGACGTTGAAGCCAAAGAAACGGACACAAAGGCACCCAATGTCGAAGACGTGATGGCAGAACTTGCACAACTTAAGGCTGACTTGGCGCGTAACAAAAATGCGCTTGATAAGGCTTTGAGAGAGAAAGGCGAGATCACGAAGAAACTGCGCGAGAAGCAGACTGCTGAAGAGGCCGAGGCAGAAGCCAAAGCAGAAGCAGAAGCGGCACGAGCAGAAAAAGAAGCCGAGATGGCAAAGACTATCGCAACCTACGAAGCGAAATCAATGTTCGCCGAGATGGGTCTAGCGGGAAAGGATCTCGATACTGCTGTTCAAGCAAAAATCGACGGGGATGAGAAGACCGTATATTCGGTTATCGTCAAATACTTCGAGAACAAGTACGAATCCGCACTGAAGACTAAAGAAAGTGAGTGGCTTGGTAGTAGGCCACAAGTCAATGTCGGTGTGGGTGAAAGTGGCACTGCATTGACGAAAGAACAGTTCGACAACCTCTCCTACAAGGAAAAGGTCGAACTCTACAACAAAGACATAGATACATACAAAAGACTTTCAGAGTAAGAGAAAAGGAGAAAAACAATGGCTACAACACTGTTAACTAATCTCGTTAATCCCGAAGTTATGGCGGGAATAGTCGAGAAGAAACTCGTTGACTACATGAAGTTCGCTCCGCTCGCAACAATAGACAATACCCTTCAGGGTCAGGCGGGCGACACAATTTCACTTCCGGCATTTAAGTACATCGGTGATGCCGCAACACTTGCTGAGAACGTATCACTTACACCTTCACTGCTCACTGCATCTGCACTGACAGTACAGATTCACAAGATTGCTAAGGGCGTAGAACTTACGGACGAAGCAATCCTTTCTGGTTATGGCGATCCCGTTGGTGAGGCCGCTAATCAGATAGCAATGGCAATCGCTTCTCAGGAAGACAACGAAGTTCTTGCAACACTTGCAAGCGACACAACGCTTGTTCATACAACCTCTGGTGATCCTACTGACACAGATATCATCGCCGCTCTTGAGAAGTTCGGTGAGGACATCGATGGACAGAAGGTTGCACTCGTATCTCCCGCTGTTTACACAGCAATGAGAGGCAATACCAATTCTTGGATTCCGGCATCAGAACTTGCCGCTGAAATCAAGGTTAAAGGTGTAGTTGGTGAGTATCAGGGATGTCAGGTAATGGTTACCAACAAACTTAAGACTCCCAAGACCATCTACATCGTTAAGCCTAATGCACTTCGTATCTTCGTTAAGCGTGGAACACTCATCGAGACTGACCGCGACATCCTGAAGTTCACGAACGTCATCACAGCATCTAAGCACTTCGCTACGTATCTGTACGATGCAAGCAAGGCAATCAAGATTGTTAAGTCCTGATAATAAGAGTTAGGAGATAACCTATGGGAATGTTATTGAGACGATATCACGCAGATGTCAGTAACATTAAGGCAGACGGGGTAACTACAAAAGAGATGGTTGCCCCGAAGCCGGCCCATTCCGCTCCCAAGGCGGAAGGGAAGAAAGAGAAAGAGGCAGACAAGCCCGTAATCACTGCTGAAGAGATAGATGCAATGAACGGAACAAAACTCCGTAAGTTTGCTAAGGATCAGGGCATTGATAAGCCAGAGGATTTAACTGTTGGCGAACTCAGGGCAGTTCTGCATGAGCAGTTTGGTTGAGTTAAGTGAGTTGAGTTGAGCGAGGTCGGACATGGTAGACACTTCGAGTTTTGAAAAAAGCATATGCGACGCTCTCAAGTTAGAGATGTCAAAGGAACCCACATACGATGCGGATGTGGTAGCAAGCAAGGTGTCTGCTGTTGTTAGGGAACTTTTACAGAGAAGACGGTACAAGAAAGCGGGCATGCTTGATTGGGCCGTTCAGGACGACATCGAGAATTATTACACACAAGTACTTAATGTAGCCAGATATGACTTTAACACAATCGGAGCCGAGGGAGAGGATCGTCACACTGAGAACGGTGTTGATAGGACCTTTACCGAGCGCGGAAGACTGTGGGCGGGTGTAGTGCCCATTGGCATGGTGATCAGATGAGAACACTAGACAAGAACAAAACTCAAATGTGGTATGCACTGCATAGAGAATCCGAGGACATCTACAAGTTGGATGAACACGGGAATAAGATTGTTGTCTACGTGGATGAGTCGACGATACCGCCTACGACATATTACGAAAAAGTAGGTCATACAAAAGAAGGTTACGGAGAGCCGGTCGAGTTCTTCGGCAATATCGCATTCGGAAAAAAGAGTGGCGAAGCAGAGACCACCGAATTTGGCGTTTCTTTGGCTGAATACGAAGCAGATGTGACGGTAAGCAAGGATTTATTGCCTATAGACGAAACAAGCCTTATTTGGACTCATGAGCCCCTTATGGACGGTGACGGTTATGCCGTAGAGAGTGACGCGGATTACACAGTGCTTAAAGTGGTTCCATCACTTAATGAATCCAAGTACCTTTTAGCGAAGGTACAGAAATAGAAAAACAACACAATGGTCAACAGAATCTTTAGTAGCGACCTTTCGACAGAAGGTTTGAATAGGCTGATAGGTCAACTGAATGCATACGGCGATGAGTTAGATATTCTCGCTGATGAAATGGTGCAGAAGTTAGCCGAAATCGGTATCGCGGTTGCTGAGTATTCCGTTTACGGAGATTGGCGCGAATGTATCGAGTTTAAATATGAGCCTATGAACCTAGGAGAAGGTGAGTTGATTGGTAGTGATATCACATTAATTCATCGAATCTGGTATACGTCGGACCATCCTAGCATACGAAATCAAAGAGAGGCTTATGTTTCTCCTTTGTGGATGTCCGAATATGGCGCGGGTCCTTATGCCGCGGAAGGGCACAGAGGAACATTCCCCGCACAGCGTAATGCTTTTAAAAGCGAATGGTTTTGGTATGACGCAAGTGGTAACCGACATTCTTCGGAAGAGGATTATCACATGGTTGCTACTCAGCCAATGTACAGAGCGTTGGTTGCGATGATGGAAAAGGCTACAGAAGTAGCAAAAGAGGTCTTCAGTACGAATGGATAATCTTTGGGTATTTGATATTCAAGACAAGATATATTCGAGATTGGACGCGGTAGTTCGAGCAAAGTTGTCGGGTAAATATCCCGACATTTTTGTTACTATGGACAGCCACGTTCCGACAAAGCCTAAGTTTCCAAACGTCTATTTGCGTTTCTTATCTCCCGTTGAAACGGGCAAGGATCTCGATGGGCAAGACATCAATGCGGTGTATCTCACAGCCCAAATTGAAGTTACCGTAACAAGCGCACAAGAGATGTCTGTTGCAAATGAAGTATCACAAGTCGTCGTGGACTGCATGAAAGGAATGCGGTTCTCGGCTTCATCGTTACCCGTGTTTGCAAATACGGACACGGAATACAGAACAGTATCACGCTTTGCCAGATATGTTGGCAATGCAGACAAACTTTTATAAGAAAGAGAGGACAATCAAATGGCATTAGCGGGTCTTTCGACACTCGGAATTACCTTTGGATATGGCGTTGAGACAACTGCCGGAACAAAGCCGAGTTCATTTACTCAGTTAACAAGAATAAACAGTATCGGTGGTATCTCAATTACCCCCGAGACAATCGATGCTTCTGCTCTTGAAGATTCGGTCGAGAAGTCAGTTGCGGGCCGTGCATCTACGGGTGCTACTTGGGAAGTTGTTATCAACTACACTCCCGATACGGCTACAGAATGGTCAAATGTTATTTCTGCTTACAACACGGGTAAAGCAAGCGGATATCAGACATGGTTCGAGGTTATCGTTCCGGGCATGACCGATGCTTTCTTCGTTATAGCAGAGCCGCCTCAGGAAATACCCATGCCCGAACTCGGACAGAACGCACTCCTGACAGTTACCATGAGTCTTACGATTGTAAGTTACGAAGGTACATCAACAAAGGTTGCATTCTAGTTTTTCTAGTTGCAATACAAAACTCTTCATTCATTTTCATTTTCATCGGCATGGATAGGGCGGGGGAAACCCCGTCCTTCCCTTATGCCGTAGAACAGTCTAGAAAGGGAAGGAAAAAATATGGATAGACTACTCAAGATTAACGGAAGAAACTATAAAGCCGCGGAGTTCGATGTGAACTTCATGTGCGAAATGGAAGACAACGGGATAGAACTTGATCAGATAGACAAGAAGATGTTCAAGACGATCCGCATGTACGTTGCTCTTTCGATGGGCGTTACCCCTGAAGAAGCCGGCAAGGCTATAACAGAACACATGAGAAACGGTGGAACGCTCGACGAAATCTCAAATGTAATGTCTGAGATGATGGAAGATTCTGATTTTTTTCGGACGGAACCGAAGAACAAGGATCAGACAAGTTCGAAGAGAACAAGAACGAAGAAGACGGAAGACAACGAAGTCGAAGCAGAAGTGATTTCGTAAGTTTTCGTGAATATGTAAATAACGTGTGGTTCCCGATAATGTTTAGGGCGGGCATATCCTATGACGATTTCGGAAAACTCACGATGAGAAAGATAAAGATAATTGCGAATGCATACGGCGAGAAGTTAAAAGAAGACTTCAAGATGGCTGACATAACCGCATTTATCCAAGGTCGATATTTCATACATGCTCTGCTCTGCACAGTGGGTAATATGATGCCCACGAAGAACAGCACCAAGTTTGAATACCCTGAGCAAGCATATTCGCTGAATCAGGCGGATGAGCAGTTAACCGAAGATCAAATCGAAGCGCAGAGACAAGCGTTCATCGCCTCATTGATGACGATGCAACATAACTTCGAGATAAACAAGCAGAAACAAGAGACAGAGGAAGTAGATAATGCCTAGTATTGATTCCTTATCAATTCGAATATCCGCGAGTACATCTACTGCAAAGACGAAGGTTGAAGAACTCACAAGGGCATTAGAGGGACTTGTAGCGGTTGTTAATCAACTTGACGGGTCCAAGTTTGAAACTCTTGCTTCGGCTACGGGCAATCTTGCACAGAACCTTTCAAGCCTTAAAGGGGCCGGAACAAAAGAACTCAAGGCCATTGTTAAGGCAATTGATAGTACAAGTGAGGCCGCTCAGAATAATACTGTAGGTACGCTTGGCAAGGATTTTAACAAAGTCGGAGAGGCTTCGAAACGTGCGGCGGAGAACGTCGAAGAGGCAAGTAATGCTTTTAGGAATGTGGACACCTCTGGAGCGGAAGAGATGCGCAGTTCAATGGAAAGCGTATCTCAGACTGTACAGAGAACGACATCCAAGATGTCAGCATTTAAAAGTCTCTTGGCAAAAACCAAAATCATAATCCCGACGGAGGGGCTTGATAAGGTTGATAGTAAGATTCAGAAACTTACCGAGAAGATAGAGGATCTCAGGAACAAAATAGACTTTAAGTCCGCTCGTGGCGACTATGTAGATGATAAGGAAATTGAAAAGGATCAGGAGAAACTTGCCGGTCTTATCAATGAACTTGAACGTCTCAAACTGAAGAAGCAAGAACTCGAGTCGCATGGTGGGTTTAGGCTTAACGCATCTCTTGGCGCGGATGTTGCCAAGGCGGGCAAGTCTTTTGGAGAACTCATCAAAAAGGTCGATTCTTTCGCATCTAAGATGCGCATAGCAAAGAGGCATACAAAGGACACTACTAAAGCAACGGGCGATTTTAGTATAGCCTCTATGAAACTCGCCAAAGAACTCACGCGAGTCACCAAGATGCTTAAACTCATGATTACGAGAATGATTCTTCGTAAGGTCATTCAGAATGCTATCGACGGGTTTAAGAATCTTGTTCAGTATAGTAGTGAAGTGGATGCGAGCGTATCCCTGATGTGGAACTCGTTCCGTCAGTTGGGTAACGCGGTAGCGGCGGCAGTAGGTCCGCTTATATCTGCACTCGCTCCGGCACTTAACTACATCATTCAGTTATGCATCAAGGTTGCAAACGCGATCAATCAGGTCATATCTGCGCTTACGGGACATACAACATGGACCAAAGCGAAGACTCTTACTGATAGTTACGGCTCGAGCCTTGATAAAGCAAACAAGTCAGCAAAAGACCTCAAGAAGACTATTCTTGGGTTCGATGAAATAAATCAGTTACAAGATAATAAGGATTCTGGCGGCGGTGGTGGAACAACTGCCCCTGAGGACATGTTCGAAGATGCCAAGATTGAGGCTAAATGGGCTGACTTGGCAAAGAAACTTCGCTCTATCCTTAATCAGTTACTTGCGCCCATCAAGAAAGCGTGGTCCAACATAGGCGATGAAGTAGTTGCCGCATGGAAGGGTGCTTTCGAGAGCGTCAAGAAACTTTTGTCAGATATAGGTCGAGACTTCCTCAAAGTTTGGAATCAGCCGGCAACCATAAGAATGCTAGAAAATATTCTACGGATCTTTAGAGATATCGGGAATATAATCAAGTATTTGGCAGATGGTCTTGATAAAGCATGGAATAAGAACAAGACGGGTCTTAAGATACTCGAGGCAATAAGAGATATCTTCGCTATAGTTATTCAGCATGTACAGAACATGACTGAGGCTACGGCGGAATGGGCTAAAAACCTAGATTTCTCACCAATTCTCGAGTCATTCAAAGATTGGCTTGAGAGCATGAAGCCCGTTATCGATGGTATATCGGGGGCGTTCGAAGATTTCTACATCAAGGTTCTTCTTCCTTTGAGCAAGTGGACCCTCGAAAAAGGTCTTCCTGAACTCATTCAGGTATTCAAAGATTTCAACGACAAGGTTGAATGGGATACCATTAGAGAACGTCTCAACAAGGTATGGGAAGCACTTGAACCGTTTGCAGAAAAGGTCGGTCAGGGCCTGATAGATTTCATCCGAGAGATAAGTGATGCACTCGCAGACTTCATGAACTCTGATAAGTGGGATGCATTTATTGATACTCTCATCAAATGGATGGATGAGGTTAAGCCCGAGGATATCACAAACGGCCTTGAGAAGATAAGTGGAGCGTTCCTTGCTTTCAAGGGAATATCGTTCCTTGTAACCGCGGCATCAGCGATCAACACTTTTGCATCCGCGCTGTCAGGACTTGCGGCACTAGCAAGTTCACTTCCGATTATTGCGGGAGTCATAGCCGGACTTGCGGTAATCATATACTCATTTGTTCAGTCTTACGGTAGTTTTGAAGCGGCGCTCGGGCAGTTGAAAGAAACATTCAGCGATGCTTGGAGTACCATTCAGGAGAAGTTAGAGAAGTACAATATAGCCGGAATGTTCGCAAGGCTAAAGGCCGCTATAGACGGCTTGATGCTTTCTCTCGGCGGCATGAAGGACTTCTGGGATATCGTAACCTTAGCAGTCGGCAAATTGGCTCAAGGCATAGGTGGTGCCCTCGTTCCCGTATTAAGAAATACAATCGGAATGGTAACATCGCTTATAAATATCTTCAGGGGCTTGGTAGACGTTATTCGAAATACGGCCTCTCTTCTTGATGGCATATTCCATTGGGACATCGACAAAGTTAAAGAGTCTTGGTCTAAGATTTGGGACGGTGTAGACAGAATTACCGAGAACGCCGTCAGATGGCTTGCGCACGAAGTTTGGCAACTTATTGACCTTATTATTGCTCCGTTTAAGGCGATCAAATATGCACTTGTCGGGGATCCCATTGTCATAGACATGTGGGAACAGATCAAGAAGGTCTTCGCTGATTCAATCAACGCGGTTGTTGGCTTTGTTACTGACCTGAAGAACAAGATAATTCAACTGTTCTTAGACATACTGAATAAGGTTATCGAGACACTGAAGAATATCGTCGACAAGTTTGTATCATTCAAGAATGACATTGCAAGCAAGATTACAGAGATTCAGAACTCCGTAAAAGAGAAACTCGCAAGCATTGTTCAAGATGTATTTGAGTTTGTGAAGAAGATAAAAGAGTTCTTCACAGTTGATAAATGGACGTTCGATGGCGTTATAGATGGCTTGAAAGACACATTCAAAAATGCCATAGATGGCGTCAAGAGACTATGGGATGGTTTCGTCGACAAGTTAAACGGAGATCATCAAATCGGTAGCGCCACACTCAAGATTCATCTTCCGAAGTTCTATGCAAAGGGTGGATTCCCTGATCCTGAAGACGGATGGTTCAGAGCGTCGCACGGTGAGATGCTTGGTAAGTTCGATAACGGTCAGTCAGTTGTCGCAAATAACGAGCAAATCACGAACGGTATCGCTCAGGCAGTTTACTCAGCCATCATGAGTGCGAACAGCGGCGGTGGAAATAGTAATAGACCTATCTACACTACGATTCAGATTGATGGCAGAACGATAGCAAGAGCGGTATCTATCGGTCAGGAAGAGCAGAACAGACTCTTCTCGCCGGTAACAACTTAAATACAAAACAAGGGGGGTGTCACACGGCACTCCCTTTTGATTTGAGGAAAAATCATGGCATTGAATTTTGTTTTCAAAGTAAACGGGGTTGACTGCCCGACACCGAGTAAGTTCGGGTGGTCCCTTCAAGATGTTTCTAGTCCAGATGCGGGAAGAACACTTGATGGTTTGATGCATAAAAATAGGGTCACGCAAAAAGAGAAGGTTCAACTTGTTTGGAATGCTCCTGACAACATAAAAGCATCACAGATCCTACAGATGTTTCAACCGGAATACTTTGACGTTACATACAGAAGTCCCTTAACAAACAGCATAGTCACGAAGACATTCTACTGTGGCGATAGAACAGCCCCGACATATTGGTGGCTGAATAACGGACTCTACGAAACGATTTCATTCGACATTATAGAGAGATAAACAAAGCATGATTGCCGTATCAAGCGAATATCGCAGACAACTTATAGCGGGGAACAGAAAATGGCTTGTAAAGGCCAATATGACTCTTGCAGATGGCACTCCTCTTGAACTCAAAAATGAGAACATATGGGAAGGTGGCGTCACAATAGACGAGGCCATATCCTCTGACAGTTCATTTGATATCGGTGCGGCTGTTATTGGCAGTGTCAAGATTGTCATAGATAACATTACGGGTAACTTCTCACAGTACGACTTTTACGATGCAAGACTTGTTCTGTATCTCGGAGTTGAAGGTGATGTGGACGGCTCCGATGTTCAAAGGTATTACCGAAAAGGCTTCTATGTAGTTGATAAGCCGACATACAACGGATCGCTGATTACACTCGACTGCCTCGACAATATGACATGGTTTGATATCCCGTTTGATGAAGTTACGGGAATCCAATATCCTGCAACTGCGGGTGCGGTAGTACAAGCGATATGTTTAAAAGCGGGCGTATTACTCGGAACTCCGACGTTCCCGAATTATTCGGCGTCAGCAACAACGATAGCAAAGAAGCCGGAACAGAAACTTAATTGTCGTGAGGTTCTTCAGTATATAGCCCAGATGTGCTGTTGTTACTGCAAGATAAGCACGGCGGGCGAGTTAGTTCTTGCATGGTATGACAAGAACGCGATCATAGGCATTACAAACTATGACGGCGGTACATTTAGTACAAATACAACGCCTTATTCGGATGGTTGCGACCTTGATGGTGGTTCCTTTAATCCTTGGAACGCGGGTGATTCGGCGGACGGTGGACTGTTTACAGACCTTCTGAATAATGCTTATCTGTCGAATAACTTCCAAATAGAGGTTTCTACCGACGATATCATAGTTACGGGATGCCGTGTAAGGAATAGCACAGCAAAAGATAATGCATACGACGAATTGTGGGTTGACTCAACAATCGAGCAAGACCACGAGCGGTATGTATTGGTTATAGATAACAACCCGTTCATAGCGAATCAGACTCAGGCGGCGGCAGTTGCAAACATAGTCGGAAACACTCTTGCCGGACTTCCGATAAGAGGATTCAGTTCCTCAACGCTCTCGGATTTCTCATATGAGACGGGAGACATGGCAACGGTCATCGACTTCCGAGGGAATCGCTATTATACATGGATTACTTCGTTCTCGTTCTCGACTACTACAACGGAGCAGTTTTCGTGCGGTGTTGAGAGTTTAAGAAAACGGTCCGAGGATAGATTTTCAGGAACAGTCAAAACCTTGGCTGAGGCTAATGAGAATGCGACCGCGCTTCTTTCTGACTATGACAGAGCGGTAGGCGCGATAAATGAGTTAGCACAAGACGCCATTTCATATAACGAATATATCTATCCGACTACGGGAAACCGAGTCATGTGGAGATATAACGGAACTCATATTGATACTACAGTTCCGACAGATCCCAAATTCCCGACAGATACAACGGTTGTATTCAAGATATCTGGCGATGGCGTGTTCTTCTCGAACGACATCGATCCTACTACGGGTGAAGTCACATATGCCGGTGGGTTTGATGCAAACAGTGGTGCCGCAATACTGAGTCTGATATATGTTCAAGGCTTGAATGCTGATTGGATAAATGCGGGATATATAAGCGCAAACCGAATAGCGGCAAATAGCATTACTGCGGGAAAACTGAATGTAACTACACTTTCAGCGATAACGGCAAACTGCGGAACTATTACTGCGGGAACGATACAAGGCACAACCATTTCTGGTTCACAGTATTTCCACATGAGCGCAAAGAACGCAGACGCAGACCATAACAGTACGCTTAACTGGGGTGAATCTTGGCAAGATTCTCTTACCGTAGAAATAGACCGAAATCATAACGCGGGCATAGGTGTTCAAGAGGATAGATACAATGCCGTATACATGCATTACAACGAGATTCTCTGGTATAACGACTCGAGTACGCCTAAAAAGGCAGTCTTTGAATCAATAAGTTCCGATAAACGCCTGAAGAAAAACATCAAAAATGCTGATGGTTGTTTAATCGAGGAACTCTTTACGAAGATTCGTCCCGTTCACTTTGATTATAAAGAGGGTGACAAGGACCAATACGGCCTGATCGCTCAGGAACTCATCAAAATACTTGATGAATTGGGGATCGACAAATCTCAGATAATCAAGACCGACAATGACGGGTTTTATGAAATTCAGTATAGCAAGATGTATAGGCTGTCAATGCTTGCGACCCATGACCTTTACAAGAGGATGAATAAACAGCAAGAAGAGATAGACCTTCTCAAGAAAGAAGTGGCACTGCTTAAAGAAAAGGTAGGTGTTTAGGTAAATGGCAATACAAGAAAGACGAGGCAATTATGCGGACCTTGATACTTCGAAACTAGTCGCGGGAGAACCGTTTATATGTCTTGATAAAGTCAATGACAGATACTACGCCGGTATAGCGGTGGCACCGAATGAGGTCATGCGTCTTGCGGATTTCAATGACCTGACAGATGTTCTAGTTGACTGTGAACAAGCCCGAGATGATGCTCAGGCAAGTGCTAGTTCAGCGGCTACATCCGAAAGCAATTCAGAAGCATGGGCGGTTGGTCAGCGTGGCGGTACGGACGTTCCAAGCACGGACCCTACTTATGAGAATAACTCGAAATACTACGCGGATCAGTCTGGGACGTATTGGGGGTATATCGATGCGGCAGTTCAGCATATTATCCCTTCTGTTTCGATTGACTACACAACGGGTCAGTTGATGTATAGCGGTTCACAGTTGATGTTTTGGATAGACCAAAGCACGGGATTCTTAATGTGGAATGTATAAAAGAAAGAGAGGTAAAGCCTAATGGCGGCGATAGGACGAGTTCTATTGATGGACAAGGGTGCTTATAGCGGTTCGACCATATACAATCAGTTAGATTGGGTACGGGACAACGGCGCGGCATGGGTATGCAAAGTTGACGGTACGGTAGGTATTGCACCCCCGACATTACCAACAACTTCAAATGCGAATTGGACGCTCATGGCTCAGGACGGTAGCGTAAGCGGATCTGTTGAATGGACGAGCGTAAATAACAAACCATTTGATGATATTGACAGTACGGAGTTTGAAAAGGACCTTTCAAATAATCTTCGGCTTAAGAATCCAAACAACTTCGGTACGATAAAGGTTGATACGCACCTTCTGTATGCTAGTTGCGCGAACGATACGATTGAGTTCGTTGCGGGAAGTAACGTAACACTGACAACTGATAATGTATCGAATCCGAATAAGATAACGATTGCTTCTACCGGCGGCGGTGGTGGAGCATCTAGTCTTGATGACTTGTCGGATGTAACTATAACAAGTGGAACTCTTGCCGCGAATCAGATACTGAAATACAACGGATCAGCATGGGTCAATGGATCAGGTGGCGGTCATAACATGGAGCCTACACCTAGTTCAGCCCTTACAGAGAATACCGTCGTAAGCACGATAAACACGTTGGTTGCTCAAGACGGTGGCGAAAGCGACGACGTAGCATCCCTCTTCGGAATAGCGTCATGGTCAAATACCATGAACAAGACCTACCTTGTCAAAGGAACAAGGGGATGGATAGGTAATGGCGGTATCGGAACATGGCCAGCAGATATTGATAACCCCACGGCATTAGAGATAGCGACGTGGATTCCTATTCAGGCTTTATATGGAATAGGGGCGGTCGGCAAAGAGAACATCGACATCCGAATCAAGTACGACCCGGCAAAGAGCGGAACAATCGTATTAGGCGGATGGGTATTGAGCGACAATGAAACCATGCAAGACCCCGAATATCCGTCAGACCCGACAAAGACAATTCCTTGCGGAAGAATAGCTATAAAGTTTGCCACTGATATATCTGATGCGGATAAGGCAACAGCCGTAGTCGGTATCGAAATATCCATCAAGCGAACAGAAACGGTAGACGTAAGCACATTATAGGAGAGCATATATGAGTATTATATCGGTTGATTATGGAAGCATAGGTGGCGGTCAAGTCGCTTCGGGATATGAAGCAACATCACCGTCAAATGGAAAAATTGAAGTAGGGTTTAAACCTAGTTTGGTTCAATACTATTTATATGTTAACTCCGTACATCAGTTAATGACATACGATAAGACAACAGACCCCGATAAATATACTAGGTTTAATATTTCGACCAATAGTGCAACCACACCGAACGTGGGGCAGACGGGAGAAACGGGTGGTATAAAATCCATTGACAATAACGGATTTACATTGGAATTTGGTTCGCTTACATACGATAAGTTTCAGCGTATTCGTTGGGTAGCGGCAGGGTAACACTAACTGAAACGAAAGGAGCAAACAATGTCATACCTAAAAATAAACGGGTCAGACGAACACTACAACGTAGAGTTACAGCCCTTTACGACACAGCACGGATATAGGGGAGTAAAGTTTGTAGGTGACGAGATACCGAGTACAGACCAAGGCTTTAAGATGTATAGCGATGATGATGAGGTGATAGCAGACCTTTCGGCATTTACGCATGAGTACAACCCGAACAGTTATTCAGTAGAGGAAGATATAATCGAGAACCCTTCACCGAATAACGAACCATGCGCACCTAACCCGCTTGATGTGAGGTTAAGCAGAATGTCGGTACAGATCAATTCGATAACGCCATACGAGGACAGCAAGGTCGGATATTACGGGGAGATAGAAAAGGTATTTTACGGAGTACCGAACGGGAACGTGTCAGTATTCTTTGACAATTATACGGGCGAATATTCCATAAGCCGTATAGAGGATAGGCTGACAATATCATTCGATAGATTAACAGAGCAGACAAACGTCACAATAATGGTACAGTAGAAAGGAGCATATTATGTATTCAGTAATTCAGCAGATTAACGGAGCGTCCACGGTTAAGT